CTGGCATCTTTGTACGCCCTGTAAATAACGCGGGAAGGATTGCCGAAACGGTCAGTCAAGTTTTGACCTAAAACGCCTTCACGGCCCATGTCAAAAATTGTGGCTTGCGGGCTTTTCCACCGAACACCAAAGATGCCTAGGTTTTGCATTCTGCCACCAGGCGCTTCCCTAACGCTTTTGCCACTTGTAAAAGCTGTCAGGTTTTTGCTTACCCTGTCAGCAGACCACGACATGATGTCAGCGCCCGACTTGCCTTTCCACGATCTAGCCATACCCGATAATGGGGCACCAGACGGCAGCATTGTTTTTGCGTCCGTAATTACTGGCTGGACAATCTGCTTAAAGTCTCGAGTGATTTCGCGGCGCAGTTTTTTGTCAATCGTGTTTAGTTCTCTTAGCGCCTCTTTAAGACCTAAAACTTCAACACTGTTGGTGGCCATTACTTTCGACTTTCGTTAATGAGTTTGATAACTGTCGAGAGGTCATCAATGGTGAACTCTATCTCACGTGGCCAGAAGCCTGTGGCAATAAGCACCCCCGCTAAAGAATGTCGGTAGGTGCCTCGGAGAAAGGGCGTTCTGTTTCCTCACTTACAATGTCCAGGCTGACCAGTTTCTTAATAAAGTCATCAAAGACAATTGGCACAACAATGCCGTGAGTTTGGCAGGCGCACCAGCAAAGGAACGCTAAGTCCTCTATGCCGATGCCGTTGGCCATCTCTGACGCTTTGGTTTTAAACTTGCGTTCCCATTGGGTAACAGACCAAAGGTTGGTTGTAACTGTAAATGGGCCTTCGCCTAGATCGGCTTTGAGCTCTAGTTTCATGTCGGGTTTTCCTTGTTGGTTTTGTTACGGAGCTGAAACGGTATAAACACCGCCACGGAATGTAAGCGAAATGCTTGAGAGCTCTCCGAGAGTGGCATCAATAACTGGCAAAGCCTCAAGGTATGTGCCGGTCAAAGTGAACTGTGGGTTAGTTGCACTAGCAGCTCCTGAGGTTGGCTTCAAAACCACGTTAGTGGCTGTGCCAACAAGAGCTGCCAAAGTGGCGTAGGTCTCTGTGGATGCGTAGCTCATGAACAGCTCGACAGTAAGCTCATGGTCTCCAAGGCCAGCTGTGTAAACGCGCGATGTGCTGCCAAATGCGGTGCTTTCAAGCGCGTCATATTTGACGGTCAATGTTGCTGATGTTGTCTGGTCTGACAGATCAACTGAATTGACAGTGAGTGTTGGGTTGGAAAGGTAAGTGCTGGTAGCCATGTAAGTTACTCCTCTGGAGATGTTTCTACTGTTTTAGCAGATTTTGTGGATGGTTTGTCGGATTTAATAAAGCCACCTTCGATGAGGGCTTCAATGTTTGTGCCTTCAGAAGGCTCAAACTTGTCGCCTGGTGTGCCAAGTCTTGGACTAATGATTGTGTACATGATCTGCCTTACGCTGTCTGTGCCTGTACGGATACTACTAGGTCGTAGCAGGGATATTCTGCACCACCGATGAGATATGCAGTGGGCTGGCCGTTCATGACAATCACATTGCTTGAAATGACTTTCGCTGTGATGTCTAACAGCTGGCGTAGCACCGGCAGGTTGGCTGGGCCTGAACCAAGCACTTTGATTGGGAACGTGACGTTGAGAATGTTGCCGTTGCCTGCAAAAGTCGTGAAGGATGGCGCGTCAATAAATACGCAGTTAGGGACAATCTTTGTTGGGTCTGTTACGACCCTTAGCCCAGAGACTGTGGCAATTTTGGCTGCCACATCATCTATGGCTTCGTTCAGCAGGTCTGTAAAAGGCACTACGCCACCTGTGGGCGATGGATGCCCAGTAACTGCTTAATGATTGGAGTCATCGCAGAAACGCTTGCAGTGCCCATTCCGTCAAAGGTAGCAAAAGTATCTTGGACGCTGCCTCGAGCTCTCCAAAGTGCAGCTGCATACATCAGGGTGCCAAGGGTGACATCGTGCCCAGGTGAAGTTGTCAAGCTGTCAAAATAGCCAGACTCTTGCCTGCGGCGATAACAAAAATCGTTGGCTGCGTTTCGAGCTTGCGTAGCCAGCGTGTAGTCATCTGATGGATTCAAGATTTCTACACCCAAATATGTGACCAGCTGAGCAATGCTTATCCACGTGCAATCCTGCGTATAGGTAATCGTGCCAGCCGATGCAATGCGGCCAACATCTGTGCCGGTGCAAGCAAACAGCACCTGGTTAGGGATGCTGACATTAGCGTCAAATAACAAATCACCTTCAGTGTCTATGCCGATGTACTCATACTTGGGCATGGCATAGACAACGAACGTGCCGTTAAAGGGTGCACCAACACTGGCAACAGTGATGGATTGCCCCACCTCAATTTCAGTATCGGTCAGTGTTTGTAGCACTGCATAGTTGTCTAGCAGTTGCTTGAAAGTGACTGTGTATGTAGCCATCGGCGGTAGCCGCCTTTCGGACTAAGAAACTACGATGTACTTAACCTGTGCAGAGTCAGCCACAAACAATGATGCATAACCGTGGTACGACATGACCTTGCCCAATGTTGCTGGTTCGTCACGTGTCATCAATCCGCGAATGCTTTCGTAGAACTCAATAGCAGCGCCACGAGCAACAAACAGACTGCCGGCAGCAAAGTTGCGGTCAGCAACAAGGCTTAAGCCAAATGGGTTGAAAGTGTTAGCCACTGTGATGTTGGCCTCGCCCATTCCGTTTACACCCATCAGGCCAGCGGTTGCAGCGTAAGGGAAAATTGGGCGCTTATCGCCGTCTAACTGGCTACCCAATTTTTGCCAAACATCTGGGCTCACAAAAATGTGATCAGGCAAGAAGTTTGTCGCATTCAAAATGTCTGTGGCTGCGTCATACAAAGCTGCAATCAATGAGCTTGGGTCGTTAGCAGTTACTGTCCACGTGCTACCTGATGCGCTAGCACCTGATGCAAGGCCATCAGCAGCAAGGTTGTCGGAAGCCTGCATGTACTGGCCCATCAAGTCATTGATGATGATGTCCATTGCACCGGGTGACGAAAAATCAACATCCTGAATCGAGAGCTGAACCTGCCCAGCCAGCGTAGTTTTGCTGATCACGTTTGAGGCAATCACAGGAGTGGTTGCTGACACTGCTGAAAGCTCTGTGCTCTGTGTGGACACGCTTGTGTGAGTTGTCCACGTAGGGCGAATAAAAGTCTTTTGGGTTCCGCCGTCTGGATATGCGCGAGCGCCCACAGCTGCAACCACAGGCCTAATGGCTTGGTTAAGATTCATAAAGACAGGCCCGAGCACCGGAACAGGGAGCAATCCCGGGGTGTCAGTTGTCAAAACATCGCCAGCTGCAAACTGAAACGCTGACTGCTTTGATGCAACGAAGTCGCGTGCGGCTGCAGCAACATTTTCAAATGTGGTGCCACCGATGTGCATTGCAGCGAGATATTCGCCTGGTGTTGGTAGATCAAATTTGCGTTTTGGCTGAGCAAAAACTGTTGATGCTTCGATTACTTCTGGAACTGGGGTTTCTGACACTTCGGTCTCCTGTGGCTCTGTGGGTTCAGGCTCATCGGGTGCCGTTTCTGTATTATTGCTCAAATCATCCTCGGATGTGGGGATACTTGCTGCAACATCTGTGATGGTAGCACCTGCAAAGGCTGGCTGTGGTACAAGTGACAACTCCATCCAATCGGCTGCTTCCACGATCATAACGCCATCATCGTTAAAACTAAATTTAGTTGGGTTTACGCCTACCGAAACCGAGTCGAGTACGCCATCGGCTGCCAAGATAAGTGCCTCATCGCCTAATGCGGTGGTGCTTACTTTGGCTGTAAAATACATAGCTTCATCGTCATCTGTGCGCTCGGTTACAAGGCCAATGGCTTGGCTGGCATCGTGGCTCATGTAAAGCTTTGGCGCTTTGCCTTCTGTAGGAAGTGAGCCTGGCAGGAAGGAAACTACCTGTCCACCTGAGACTGTGGCCTCGGTGTTGTAGGGCAGGGCAATGCCGGTAATGGTGCGCTTAGGGCCGTCCTCTGTGGCGGCATCTACGCTAAATGTTGAGCTGGTAAAACGGATCATGCGAGTGACTCCTGAGTGTTTTCTTGTGGTTCGGTGTCGGGCATTTTGTCTGCTACATAGTTTTCCTCTAAATAGCTCTTTGTATCAAACTTTACATAGGTGCCACGTGGGAGCACGTTATTCATTGACAATGTGCTGGCAATGCAATCGGCGTATGGCTTAACACCAAAAATGTATAGGTCAGCGCGTGATTGCTCACTGCTCGTGTAGGCATAGGCACCAGTGGCAACGCCTACAAGGTAGGGGGGAACACCGCATAGGCGTGCCAGGTCTAGTGCTGAATATTGGGCAGACTCAATCATGAGCATTTTGTCAGGTGTGGCAGTGCTCGCCTCGTAAGTTAAAAACTCGTTGAGCACAGCAGTTTGGCTGGTCAGTCGAGCCTCTTGGAAAGCAGCGCCAATCTCTGACAGCTCTTGTGCGCTTAAAGGTTCGCCACCAGTTTGCTTTAAAACGCCACTAGGCAATGATGACTGAGCGTTTTTGTATCGGCTTTGTTCAACCTTTAACGCTGTAGCAATAGTTTGTTCAGAGCTGTAAATGATGCCTTGAATTGGGCTCAGAAACTGGATGACGTTGCGATAGTCAAGTTCGTTGCCGGCAAAACTAATGGCCTTAGAAGGCTGATAAAAAACTGGGCCTTCCTCGTCTGCTGTTTGGATAGA